CATACTAATATGGCAAAAAAAATACCTATTACAAGAATATCCAAATTTTTTGGTTCAGAAGATTTCCAACTAGAACAAGACATTGGTATGGAGTGGTTACATGGTGATATGCATTTTACATTAGTTTTATTTAGAGTAGACGCAAAACTTTCTGATGTTGATGATGTATATGGTGAAGCGGGACCGGAAGAAATAAGGTATAAACCACCTGTTGAATTTAATGCTTATGTTAAAATTGAACAACCTAGATTAGATAATTACGCAAATGGTCTAGTAAAAGATTTGGAGCCTGGAAATATGACTCTAGGGGTTTATATTAAACACTTAGAAGAATTAGATATAGATATTAATTTTGGTGATTATATTGGTTACCCGGAAAAAGAGGATAAGATGAGATACTACACTGTAACTAATGACGGTAGAGTAACTTCCGATAATAAACACACAATAGGTGGATACAAAGCTTTTTATAGAACTATAACTTGTTCTTATGTGACTCCAAATGAATTTAAAGGAATATAATGGCATTACCAAAAAAAATAAAAAAGAATCTAAACATAGCTCCTGGTCCATTACAACCAGAGTATCCACATGGTTATAATGGCACTATAACACCTAATAGACGTAGAGAATTAGCTGAGTTAATTAATGAAGATGGTACATATTTACCTAAATCTGTTTTACATGCTGATATGGATAGAGGTATGTTAGATTTTGTACAGGAACAATTAAAAGCTACAGCTAGTGGGGAAAAAATTAATGTTATTGATAGGATACTTACATTACAAAGATGGGCAGAACTATCCCAAACATGGAAGTTTTCAACCGGAGATAAGAATGTTGAGTTACCGTTTATTGTGGTGGTTAGAAATCCAGACGTTCAGTACGGAAGTAATCCCGCTTTACAATATACAATACCAGATAGAAAACAATTTCATTATGCAAAAGTACCTACCTGGGATGGTAATAGAAAAGGATATGATGTCTATACCATCCCTCAACCAGTACCAGTAGATATAACTTATGATGTAAAAATAGTTTGTAATAGGATGAGAGAGTTAAACACTTTTAACAAAATAGTTTTACAAAAATTTACATCAAGACAAGCTTATACTTTTGTTAAAGGACATTACATTCCTATAGTTATGAATTCTATAGGTGATGAAAGTAAAATAGATACTGAAGAAAGAAGGTACTACCAACAAAGTTACCAATTTCAATTACAAGGATTTTTATTAGACGAAGAGGAATTTGAGGTCAAACCGGCTATTAGTAGAAGTCTTATTATGTTTGGTTTTGATGAAAAAAATAGAAAAAAAGAAAAAGGACAACATGATTGTACTGAAACAGATGATGAAAATTGTATGGGTAACAAAGATAGAGTAAGGACTTTAATAACATTTCCACCTAATGTTATAGTAAAACAAAAACTTTACAAATACAAAACAGATGTGACTGTTAGAAGAATTAATAATATAGATACTTTTGAATTTAAAATTGGTAGTACTATTTTAGGTGGGGGTACGGCTCTTATATCACCTAACGATACTTTAACAATAGAAATTGTTAAAACAGGAGCTGGTCCATCTACTATGGTACTGGAAGAAAAACTAGTGAGGTAATCTATTCATAGTAAATTCCTTTTTCAGGTTTACAATTATCATGTATAAGTTTTTCTACAAAATAAAACATCTTTAAACCATTTTTTTTACAATAAACTTTTAATAGTGAGTGAGATTCTTCACTAATTTTTAAATTTTTGATTTTTGATTTTTTTTCTTTCTGGGACATCTAGAAGAGTTGTTTTTGCCATAATTACCAGATAGTATGAAAAAAGTAAGAAAATATTCATACTAATTAGAAATTTAAAGGTTTTTACTTAAAACTTTTGATATTACCGGTTGTATTTATAATAAAAAGAAAATAAAACTATTTTAAAAATTATAAAAAATGGCAGACGGTAAAGTATTTGTTTCTCCTGGTGTTTATACATCTGAGAAAGATTTAACATTTGTAGCACAAAGTGTAGGTGTTACAACATTAGGTTTGGTGGGTGAGGCGTTAAAGGGACCAGCTTTCGAACCTATTTTCATACAATCATACGATGATTTTGTAACTAGATTTGGTGGTACATCACCAACAACTTACGTAGATTCACAAATTCCTAAATACGAGTTAGGATATATAGCAAAATCTTACTTAAGTCAATCAAATCAATTATTTGTAACAAGGGTATTAGGTCTTAGTGGTTATGATGCTGGTCCTTCGTGGTCAGTACAAACAATAGGACAATTAGATGCTAACACCTTTACAGGTGCTACATCAGCAGCTACATCTGGTGATACTTTTATTGCTGGTGGACAATCTACAGTATACCCATTCTTTGTACCTTTAACGGGTGCTGGAGATACTGTTGGTCAACACGCATTTAGTAATTTAGGTATGACAACAGACTTCTTTGCTGGATTACCTTATGAAATTACAAAACATTTTACAAAAGGAACTGCAGCCTTAACAGATTGTACTTATAACGACGACTGTCAAATAGTGTTTAGTACAAGTGGAGGTACACTACCAACTCTTAAGGATGATATTATGAAATACTTTAGTACTAGTTTATCTGGTCCTGTGATTAACCCTAGTGATTGTATAAGTGGTTTGACTAATAGTGGTGGTACAAATAATGGAGCTGTATTCCAATACGGATACATTCCAAACTACATGACTCAAGCTGCTACAGCAACAACTTTCCATACTTTATCTGCAACTGGTACAACACAAGTCTATAATAGATTAGGTACGGTAGGACTTACAGATGATTATAGAAATGACGCATGGTACTACGGTTTATTTGAATATACTGGTGACACAGCTTGTTGTACCGGAACAACATACTCCGGTGTATCATTCCAATTATACGCATCAGGTACATCAGCAGCTCAATTAAGTGCTGCGTCAGCGTGTTCACTTTCTACAGCGTATAGAACATCGACGGGTACCAGTACTACTGTACCAGGATTTGTAGGTAGTGCGGTTACGGTCTATTCAGGTAACGCAATTGTAGATATGGTTACATTTATGGGTGTTAAAGCTTATGAAGCTTATGATAACGTAGTAATGATGACATTAAGGTCTAGAGGACTAAGTGATTTAAATAGTGGTGGGCCAATTTATGCTATTAGTGCAGACACCACAGACACAGGTAGTGATATGGTAGGTGGTGTGTCATTTAATTGTACTGGACCATATTCTAAGGTACTAGAAAATCCTTTAGAAACTTTTGGTGTTAGTGCAAAAACTGACAATAATCAAACATTTACTTTCGCTGTTTCTTTAGATACTGGTAAACAAAATTACGCACCAAGAGTATTTGGTACTACACCATTTGATAAAAAGCAGGAAGAGGTTCCAGTTTTTGTGGAAGAAGTTTACCCAGGAATACTTAAAGATGGTTATAGAAAAAATAAAATTAGAGGTTTACAGTGTTGTTTAAAATATTTACCAGCTGCAAGATTTAATAACGGTAATTTAAATTCTATCGCTTGGTACATGAACCAATGGCAAACACCAGAAACACCATGGGTAGTTTCTGAATTACAAGGGACTGACGTATTTAGACTATTTAAGTTCGTCTCAATCTCTGACGGTACAGCAGCAAATAGAGAATATAAAGTTTCTATAATTAATTTATCTTTTGAAAGAGGTGAATTTGATATAATAGTTCGTGACTTCTATGATACAGATGCAAGTCCACAAGTTTTAGAAAAATATACTAGATGTAGTTTAGACCCAACAAAAGTATCTTTTGTAGGTAGAAAAATAGGTACTTCTACAGGTGAGTTTGAGTTGAAGTCAAAATATGTAATGTTATTCTTAGGTGAAGGAATGTTGGATGGTACATTTACGGGTTCTTTACCTTGTGGTTTTGAGGGTTACAACTTTAGAAGTTATGGTAATTGTGCATTGAATCCTTATATTGTTTATAAAACAAAATACTATACACCTGGAGAAGTGGTTTATGACCCACCTTTTGGTACTGGTACCGGAAATAACCAAGTTAAAAGTGGTGGTGATAAAGTTACTAAAACTTATCTAGGTATTTCAGATACAATGGGGGCAGCTTATGATAATGATTTCTTCTTATATAAAGGTAAAATAACACCAGCTAATGTATGTACACAAAATACTGGTAGTGATTGGGCTGTTTACACAAAAGGTTTCCATATGGACTCTGGAGCTACAGTAGTTATAGGTGGAGCTGGAAATTATGTAGCTTGGTCAGGTACTAATCTTAATAATAAGAGTATTTTTGACTGTGGAGCAGCAAGTTTTAATTCAGAACCTACATTAAGTACTGACCCATATAAAAAATTAAGAAGTCGTAAATTCACATTAGCACCACACGGTGGTTTTGATGGATGGGACATCTATAGAAAAACAAGGTCTAATACAGACGATTACAAAATGGGTCTAACAGGATTCCTTAACGGTTTCTGTGTTGATGTAGAATTCCCAACAGCTTCAGGTAAAGGTACATTTAAGAAATTAAGTACTACGGAAGCTAATACCGATTATTACGCATATCTAAGAGGAATAAATGAATTTGCAAATCCAGAAGCAGTAGACATTAATGTATTTGCTACACCAGGTATAGACTATGTAGATAATTTAGGTTTAGTAAACGAAGCTATAGATATGGTTGAGGATGATAGAGCAGATTCATTATATGTTGTAACTTCTCCTGATTATAATATGTTTGTAACAAATACTACGGACCCAGCAGACCAAATAACTCCGGAAGAATCTGTAGATAATTTAGAAGATTCATTAATTGATTCTAATTATACAGCAACATATTACCCATGGATTCAGGTTAGAGATGCAGCTAACAATAAACAAATATTTATACCACCTACAGCTGAGGTTATGAGAAATATAGCTTTAACTGATAATGTGTCATTCCCATGGTTCGCATCTGCGGGATACACTAGAGGTTTGGTTAACGCGGTAAAAGCTAGAAAGAAACTTACATTAGATGAGAGAGATACACTATATGTTGGTAGAATAAATCCAATCGCAACATACAGTGATACAGGACCGATTATTTGGGGTAATAAAACATTACAAGTTAGAGAATCAGCTTTAGATAGAATTAATGTTAGAAGACTTCTTTTACAAACAAGAAAATTAATATCCGCGGTAGCAGTAAGATTAATATTCGAACAAAATGACGAAGTAGTAAGACAACAATTCTTAGACCTAGTTAACCCAATATTAGATTCTATTAGAAGAGATAGAGGTTTGACTGACTTTAGAGTTGTACTTTCTAATGACCCAGAAGAGATTGACAGAAATGAAATGAATGGTAAAATCTATATTAAACCTACAAGAGCTTTAGAATATATATTCGTTGAATTCTTAATAACACCTACGGGGGCTTCTTTTGAGGATATATAATATTTATAATAAAAAGTTGACATGAAATTTACTAAAAAAATATTGGTAGAAACTTTAAATAAGAAATCTAATGGTGAAAAAACTTTCACAGATGGTAAAAAACAAAATATCATTATTAGTGAAGAACAATTAGATAGAGTTTTAATTAGAATCCAAGAACAATGGCAAGAAATAAATTTAGAAGAAGATGCTAAACCAGATTTCATAGATTTGGATGGTGACGGGGATAAAGAAGAGTCTATGAAAAAAGCAGCTAAAGATAAAAAAGAAATGGAGGAAGGTAAGAAAAAAGACCATGATGGTGACGGGGATATAGATTCTGACGATTATTTAGCAGCTAGAGATAAAGCTATTAAGAAAGCCATGAAAGAAGATAGTGAAGGTGAAGAAACATATCACTATGGTGAAGATGAAGGTGAAGATGAAAAACACATTAAGGCTTTGGAAAAAGACATGGCTTATGATGAAGACCATGAAGATAGACATGAAAAAGGGACACACTTTGAGTCGGAAGAGGAGAAAGAAAGATTAATCCAGGAAGACATCAAAAAGATGAAACAAATAATAAAACCAATCTCAAAAATATAAAAATGAAAAAAATTACATTAAAAGAATCTGAATTAGTAGATTTAATAGAAAAATTAGTTAAAGAAAACCTAGGAAATGGTAATGGACATAACTTTGGTATGATGGGAACACCAACAGCAAAGTATAAAGACTTACTTGAGAAGGATGACGTTGAAGAAAAAGATGACATGGATGAAATGGAAATGGATGAAATGGAAACTAAAGAAGGTCACAAAGGTTATAAAAAAATAGACCATTCAGATAGAGATGAGTTTGATGGAAGAAAATCTAGAGTAGTTGGTGTGGATTCGGATATTAATTTACAAAGAATGGGTGAATCTAAAAAGAAAACTTTAAAACTAACTGAAAGTCAACTAATTAGTATTATAGAAAAAGTTGTAAAGGAAAAAAATAAATAAATCTATTATTAAAATTTTATATTATGAAATGTGATTGCCAAGTATGTAAATGCGGTACAACTTGTGAATGTACTTGTTGTGAGTGTTAAAAATTAAAGGTCCTTTTGGACCTTTTTTATTATTAATTTTTTATGTAACCCATAAAACCAAAATATTTTTCTTTTTCACTATCTAATAAACCTAATATAACTAAATCTTCTCCTGACACAACTAAAAACCCTTTAGTTTGTATATTTTCTTCATATAACTGATAAGTTTTATTAAAATAATCTGATTTTATATCAGTAATAGTAAAATATAATTTGTCTTTTTCCCCATTTTTAACATTATCCCTAAATACTGTAACCATACTTTTTATTGTATCTAACTCTAGAGTGTATAGATAATCAAAAGTAGTTATTTGCATGTCTAAAGAATTAAATTCACCTTGGGTCTCTATTATAAAACTTTTTTGATATAATTCTAGAGTCTGAACATTCTCAATAGTTTGGGCATTAATAATAATAGGTAAAAGTAGTAATATTAGTGAGTATATCTTTTTCATCTTAGTATTTTTTAAATTTTAATTTTGAGTAGTATTTACAGTTATATCCATTTATATTTTCGTAACTTTCTTGTATATAAACCATGATAACCTGACTTTCAAAGTCTATAATTTCGTATAATACAGGTCTACCAGAACCACCTAAAAGTAAATAACCACCCACTAAAGGTTCAGTTATGGTTATATTACTAGATGTGACAGATAAACCGTAAGGAAATAAAGTATCCCCATTTAAAATAAAATCACCCATTCCAGGTATATTAGTAGGGAAATCAAAACACCAACTAGTAGTATTTTTGATAATTTGTTCAAATTCATACATATCACCACCATAACGTAGACTACTGGTATCACTTGTATTAAAGTGAGGTAGCTCATTAATCTCTAAAGTTTCTAAATTCTCAACATACATTTTCCCTGTTTTTAATAACCAACAACCTTCTATAAAATTTTCATTTAAAACACTGGTTGGATTTTGGGTGGTTGGGTAAGTAGTGTCACATGGAATATAAAAAGGTTCTTTTTCACAAGAAACTAGTAAGACAATACAAAAAAGTTTTATAATATTTTTCATAATACAAAGATAAGTAATAAAAATGATTAAACCAAATTAATTTGTATTTATATTATATGTCACAACAAATAATCATAACTGAAAAACAATTAAAAAAACTTAGTAATATGTTAGAAGAACAAACTAACACTATAAGAGCGTATAGTTTTGACTGGGATGATAATATCTTAAAGATGCCTACAACCATAAAAATGTTAAAGAAAACTGATTCTGGATGGGAACCCATAAATGTAGGTACAGAACAATTTGCTTTAGTTAGAGATAATGAAAATTATAAATTAGCTGATGGAGCTTTTGATAATTTTATAAATGAAGATAGTTTTTTAATAGATTTACAGAAGGCTTTAGATGATAAAGCTTTTGCACCTTCATTTAGTAAGTTTAAGGAAGCACTAATATACGCCAACCCTATTTCTATCATAACAGCTAGAGGACACGACCCTAAAGTACTAAGAAAAGGTATGGATTTAGTAATTTCAAACACCTTTAATGAAGATGAACTAGGAAAAATGATAGACAATATTCAACAAACATATGTAGAATTAAATGGAGAAAACCCAGAAGTTGTATTAAAAACCTATTTAGATTCTCAAGAATATCACCCAGTAACTTCAGATATATTTACGGATAAGTTTGGTTTAGAAGGTGGTTCCGCGGCTAACCCAGAAGAAAATAAAAAAATAGCTTTAAGAGATTATGTGAGTAATATAGTTAACAAAGCTTCACAAATGGTTAATAGTGGTGAAGAAAAACTTTCAGTAGGATTTAGTGATGATGATTTGGGTAACATAAATGCGATAATTCCTTTTATTAAAGAGGTTTTACAAGTAGAATTTCCAGATGTAGATTTTATAGTTTATGATACATCTGAGGGTGGAATGAACAAAATAGTATTAAAACAAACAAATTAAAACATTTTTTTCATTACCCGTATATTTATAGATATAATAAAAAAGTAAAAAATTAAAAAGATATGGCTGACTTATTAATGAAAATGCCTATACCTTATGAGCCAAAGAAAAAGAATAGGTTTATTTTAAGATTTGATTCTTCTTTGGGGATTAATGAATGGTATGTAGAGAGTACTTCTAGACCACAGGTTACTATTAACTCTGTAGAGGTACCGTTTCTTAATACTTCTACCTATGTAGCTGGTAGATTTGTTTGGAACACAATAAATGTAACTTTTAGAGACCCAATAGGTCCATCCGCAGCACAAGCTTTAATGGAATGGGTAAGATTACATGCTGAATCTGTAACTGGTAGAATGGGTTACGCAGCAGGTTACAAAAAGAATATAGATTTAGAATTACTAGACCCAACAGGTGTAGTAGTAGAAAAATGGATAATGCAAGGAACATTCCTTACAGATGTTAATTTCGATAGTTTAGGATATAGTGATGATGGGTTAGCGACAATTTCAGCCACGTTGCGTCCAGATAGATGTATCTTAGTTTACTAAAATAACTTTTATGTTTATAATTAAAGTCCTAGTAGTAGGACTTTTTTTATGCAAAAAAATATGTTAAAAAAACACCAATAAAATTCCTTGACTTTATATTATTAATTATATATTGCTTATGCATAAAATAATAATTAATATATTTACAATTATAATATATAAACTAAATTAATAATATGCTACAAGATAATTTAAAACCAGATAATGAAACACTACTTCCTTATGATGTAGTTACATTACCATCACAAGGAATATTTACCAACGGTAAAAAAACAGTAAAGGTGACGTATCTAAATGCTTCAGATGAAAATCTTTTATCTTCACAAGCACTTTTAAGTACAGGTAAGTTAGTTGACTCGTTAATAGATAGAAAGGTTTTAGATAAAGATATTACAGCTGTTCAACTACCGGCTTGTGACAAAGAAGCTATATTAATTTTTTTAAGAAATACCGCTTTTGGGAGTGAGTACGAAGTAGAGTTAGTTGACCCAAAAACCAAACAATCATTCAAAACTAAACTAGACTTATCTATTTTAAAAACTAAAGATATGAATTTAGAATTGGATAAAAATATGGAATTTGATTTTTATCTAGAAAAATCTAAGAAAAAAGCTAAATTATCTTTTATTTCCCCACAAGACGAACAAAAACTAACAGAAATTGACGCTCAGTATAAAAATGACCCACAAACACCTTATATGACTAAACAATTAGAAATGATGGTTAGAGAAATTGATGGTGTTAGGGATAGAATGACAATAGCTCAATTTATACAAACAATGCCTATTAGAGACGCACAAGAAATCAGGAAAGTTATTCGAGATAACACACCATCACTAGACCTTAATATACCAACAACAACACCATCAGGAGAAGAAATGAATGTAAAAATTTCATTGGGTGTTGAGTTTTTTCGTCCTTTCTACGGCATATAGGAATGCCCTCTTGAAAGAGTTTTACCACTTAATGCGTCATTTACACCTATCTTATTCCGATTTATTACAAATGCCAACCTTCGAAAGACGATTTTATGTAAATTCTTTAATAGAAGAATTTAATAAGAAAAATGAAGCAATTGAGCAAGCTAATAATAAAAGTAAAAACAGATTCTAACTATTTATAGATAAACTATCTATATGTTAAATTTTAGAATACAACTTTTAATAGAAAGAATATTATCAGGTTCTAGGTCTTATCTTGCATCTCACCCAGAATTAGGTGTTCCTTTAGGGGTCTTTAACATTAAAGATGAACCGACCTATCAGGATAGAAAAAAATCTATTGGTAAATTAGGTAAAGAAGGAAACCCACTCTCTAGAAAAATAGCAGAAAAATTAGGGATAGAAAACCCATTACCTTCATTCGTAACATTCACACCAGCCCAAGAAGAAGAAATTGAAAGAAGAATAGATAAAGCTATATCTGATGTATTAAGAGATAAAAGGGATAGGGAAATTACCGGTACAGGACCATTTAAAGAAATAGCTAGAACACTAAAAACATTATCTGAGGATAAAGTACCAGCTTCTGACTTATCAGTAGCTGATATGGAGGAAATGTTAAATATGATTGGTCAAATGAGAGCAGGTACGGTCTCTTTGGCGGATAATCTTGATAAAGTAACCGATTTATTAGCATTAGAAGACACATTAAGATTAGATATATCTAAAACCTTAGGGGTAACCAACGCTCAACAGGTAGATATGATTGAAGATATTAATGCTGCTGCAGACGCTACTTCAGAGTTTGGAATTAGAGCGAATGCAGTCCTTCAAACTTTCATGAGTATCACCACTGAGATTGGTAGGAATATGAGAATTCCACAAGATACACTAGAAAGAGCTAGTTTATTGACTAAAACACTAAAAGGTTTTGATGCTGGTAAGTTTGGTGCAGCTTTTGATAGTATAGGTATGAACCTACAAGATGCTATGGGTGAAGTTAACAACACTGATAGTGCCATGTCGGAAATACTACAAACTGGTAGAGAGTTTGGGGTTGTTATGGAAGCTTATATAGGTACCGCTAGTGACCAATTAAAACTAATCAATACATATGGATTTGACCGTGGAATTGAAGGTTTATCTAGAATGGCAGCAAAAGGACAAATCCTTGGGTTGGAAATGGGTAAAGTAACAAGTTTGGCTGATAAATTCTTTGACCCAGAAGGGGCAATTGATTTTGCAGCAAATATGCAAGTAATCGGAGGTGCTGTAGGTGATTTAGCTGACCCATTTAAGTTAATGTATATGGCTACTAACGACCTAGAAGGTTTACAGGATGCAATTGCTGATACCGCTGCCGCAGCTGTACATTTTGATGAAGAAAAAGGAAAGTTCTCTATATCTCCAGACCAAAGACGACAGTTAAAGGCTATGGCTGAACAAATGGGTATGTCATACCAAGAGTTAGCTGACACTGCCATCCAGTCCGCGAGAAGAGCCCAGGTATTTGACCAGTTTGGTGCTGATATACCAGAAGAATCTAAAGACCTAATCGCGTCTCTAGCTACGATAGGTAAAGGTGGTGTAGCACAAGTTAAGATACCTAGTATAGATAAAATGATGGATGTTGAGGATTTAACACCAGATATGATAGCAGAATTAACATCTGCAAATATGACAGATGAGGCCTTCTATGACCAACAACTAACAGTATCAGAGAAAACAAATCAATACCTAGCTGGTATAGAATCAGCTATTAGGGAACAACTAAGACTTGCGGGTGGACAAACAGCATTAGGTAATGCAGATGTACAAACCTTATCACAAATGGTGGCAGAATCAATGCCTGATGACATGGGTCCTACTGCAGCAGAAAAAGAAAAATTACTAGACTCTAGTGTTTCAGCTGCAGATAAAAAAGCAATACTTGAAGCTATAGCAGCTAGAGCTATAGACCCAATGGAAGCTACACTTAAAAATGCATTTGAGAAAATAGGTATACCAGTAAACGATTTTATATTGAGACCCGGTGAAGAACCAATAAAATTCAATAAAGATGATTTAATTATTGGTGGGACTAATCTTTTAGGTGAAACACAAAATATAAGTAATAGAACAACAAATATAGAAAATGTATTAGGTCAAGCAACAACTTCAGGTGGTCAGGGTGGTAAGGTATTAATTGAGGGCACAATTAAATTAGAGGGTGGTAGTGAGACTACAGAAGTGGATATTAATAGGTTTATAACGAGATTAACGCAGAATACAGGTTCAGCTCAAGCACTAAGTCAGGTTATAGTTAATGCGTCTAATGCGTAAACGATAAGCAAAATATTTATAATAAAATAATAATTATGAGTACGGGAGCAAATACAGGGACACAAAATCCATACGGTCAAGGAGACTATAGTATTAATATTACTAGTACAAGTCCTATTAGAAAAATGCTTTTAGGTAAAAATTTAGAAAGTTCTTACTTAGCTGATGGAAATCCCATTACCCCTTTTTATGGCATACAAAAACCCGGAGAAACCCCTTATACGTATTTGTCTGATAAAGCAACAATTGACCAAAACACTGTACAAGAAGAAGGTGTTAACATTCAGACATCACTATTTTTAGACAATAAATATGGTCCCATGGGTGGTTATAAGGATGTACAACTAATAGATGTCGATAAAGTATTACCAAGGACAGGACAAGGATATGTAGCACCCAATACAGTAACACCACAGTCTTTCGTGTCATCAAACTATACTCCTGCAGAAATATTAGAAACAGTAAACATAACTAATGGTATAGTTAACACAATTAACAATAAAATATTAAATGACAGTATACTACAAGAACAATCAAGTGGTCACTTAAGAGAAAATTTGGGCTTTAAGCAAAGTCAGTACCTATTCGAAGTTAATAATGAATCAGATGGGTTAGTACCTGCTGAGTTTAATGTAACAACATCACCAAACGATAAAACATTAGACGGTACTGATTTTATGGCTAGAATAACTAATCTATATTTTGGATACTCAACTATTCCTGGTAATTTTGTAAGTCCAGTATTTATACCGGATATTAATGGGTTACAACTAGATAGGATAAACTACCAATCAAGTTTAACTAATAATATAGAAGCAACAGCAGATGCATTAAGTAACTCTATATTCGGCACCAACAATGTACCTACAACAAATACTAACACACCGACACCTAGTGATACTTTGATAAATTATATGGGTAAAGTACAACAAAACGCTTTATTCACGAGTTTAAAATATAATATTTATCGTCCAGATTATTCTAGAGTACAACTACAACCAAATGTAGAAAATGTAACACCTTTTTATTATGTGGGTTCTAAAAGTAATGAACCAGGACAAATAGACAGTCCTAAGGATGCTACACCTAGAGATGAATTTGGTAGGAGTACGGGAGCTATAGTTTACGGGCCATCAACACTAGCAAAAGAACTAGAAACAGTTAATGGTTTACCTTTGTGGCACTTCTATCAGTTTGGACTAAACGGGTCAACCTATATGGATGGTGGAGGACTTGCGGCTGGTTGGACATGGTTTGGTAACTATTCTTTTGCTTCTCTAAATGCACCTTCTGGTATGTTATATACCCGTTCATCTAACAAACCTAAAAGAAAAGGTGGTATATTAGATGAAACTCAAAAAATATTGGATTCTGCACCTTTATTAGGTGGTGCAAGAAGAAAACACGCAGGACACGCAATAGACCAAACCTCTAAAATATTTGACGATGGTTACAAAAGAATTTCTAAAGGTTCTGGTGCTCGAGTTATTACACCCGGAGCGATTGGACTTTTAGGTCCAGAAGAATTTTGTAGAACTTGGACTAAAGATAACCCTTATTACAAAATGGAAAATTTACAAAGATTTAGGGGTAATGACAGAAAAAAAGCTAGTTCTATTTTAGATAAAACCTACAATTTGAATATAGCACCTATAATGGGTGTAAACGTTGATAAAGATGCTGAAGAAAAAAATGTTAAAAAATATATGTTCTCTATAGAAAATTTGGCTTGGAGAGGTACACCAGAACTAATTAAATTACCACAATCTGAAAGAGGACCGAACGGTGGTAGAATAATGTGGTTTCCCCCATATGATATTAATGTTAGTGATACTAATTCAGCACAATGGAATTCTACTACGTTTTTAGGTAGACCAGAACCAGTTTATACTTACAACTATACAGAAAGAATTGGTACACTTGGATTTAAAATAGTAGTTGACCACCCATCTATATTAAATGTTATAGCACAAAAAGAATTAAAAGGTACCGATGATTATACAGCAGACCAAGTTTTAGAATCTTTCTTTGCTGGATGTAAAAAATATGACATATATGAGTTAGCAAGTCAGTATACAAATCTTTCTATAGATGATATTTTGTCAGTTCAAAACGATGTCACTGACGCATTTACTAATGGAGCTGAGGATGTAATGAATTCTTTTGCAAATTCTCAAACAAATTTAGCTGTTAATCCATCAGGTATGACGGATGGTCTATCGGTAGGCCAAGGTAGTGTTATGGGTGATGGTCTTAGTGTTGGCTCAACAAACTTAGAACCAGGACAACAAATACCAGAAGATTCACAACAAGTACAAAACAATTTTAATGCTGTAGATGATTCTGAAAGTGTAAG